GTCCGGTGGTTTCCGCCATTTACTGCCTCCTCAAAAAGAGTTTCGTCAGGTTCAGGCCGACGTGCTGGCTGAGCAGCCGGTTGCTGATCGCGTAGCTACCGGCGAAGTTTCCATCGTTGACGGTGACCGGCGCGTCGATCGCCAACTCGCCGTCGTTAAAATCCTGCGTCAGCACCGTGGCCACGATCTGCCGGATCACCACTTCGCCGCGCTTTTGCGAACCCGCTCCCGATCCGGTCGCGAATCCTGTCTCGCCCTCGGCCACCTGGTCGTCCACCGTAAGCATCGCCAGTGTTGTCGTCGCGCCAATCGTGATGCCGCTCCCGAAGTCGTTGAGCATCACCTGAAACTCTGCCGCCGCAACGTCGGCAATCTTGATCGGTGTAAAAGTAAAGCCGCCGGAACTCATCCTCGCTTCGCCGGTTTCGGATCGCGTGACGTGGGCTTCTCGATCGTTACCGTCGGGAAAGCTTCCTTCTCCGCGGCCGGCGTTTCATCGTGCTGCAGCGGATCGCCCTCGTCGGTATATTCGGCGAGTCCCAGAGAAACCATTTCCGTGGCCATGTGCTTCGGAACCTCGTAGATGTCGCCGGCCTCGGCCACGCAACCGAAATCCAGGACGACGCCCTTGAAGAACTTCAGCTTCACGGTGCGGACCGGAGGTCCTCCGGCCATTTTTTTTACCTTCGCCATCGGAGCCTATTCTCCCCAACTGCTTGAACTAGGACTTCAGGCAATCCACTGCGGCCACGAAGCCGGAGGCGTAACGCAATGCCCAGTCCGTCAGAATGAACGTGGTCAGTTCGATCAATCCCTGCTTCTTCAAGCGGTACGGATCGACCACCAGTTCGAAACCACTGCCCCAGAGTCCATTGATCATGGAGCTGAACACACCGAGGATCAGGGCGCTGCAGTTCGTGCCGGAAGTGCCCTTCACCAGGTTCGAAGGAACTTGGTTCGACCAGCGCGCCATCAACCCGTCGATCTCATCATTGTCGGCCCAGACAGGTGTGCCGGTGACGTTCACGGCCGTGCCGCCGGCGGGGTTGTAGAGCAGCCGCGGGGTGCGCTTGAAAAGGCCTTTGATTGCCGGCGTGGTCAGCCAGCGAGCCTCGCCGATCTGGTCGGCGTTCACGTCTTCCAGGAGCTCTTCCATCTTGGTGATGTCGCTCCAGGTGGGCATGCCGCCGTTGCCGGAATCGGCATCGACGACGTAAGACTGCACGCCGGAGGTGTGAAGAATTCCCTTGGGCTGGTTCGCAGAACCGAGGCCGGTGATTCCGGCCAGGTCAATGGCCAGAGCCGCGTCGCGCGCGAGATCCGCGCGGACCAGGTTGTCGATGTCGACTACGGCCTGGGCCAGCAATTGCCGCGAATAGGAAGCCGAAGTCTGATACGTCTTCGGACTCATCAAAACTTGTCCCAGCGTGAGGTTCGAATCCGCCACGTCGCTGCCGGGATTTTCGGCGACCCATGATCCGGTCGCGCGCCCGGTTTGTTTCGGGAATGCCAGGTTGCCCTGCAGCCCTGACATGGTCTCCGCGCCCAGTTCTTTCAGGCGCATGTTGTTGTACAAAAATTGAATGAACGGCCCGGGTTCGGTGAACACCAGTTCCTGGCCCTGCGTCGAGGTTGCGGCCGCGAGGGTCGTTCCGGAGCGTTTCAGCAGGTCGGCGCCGTAACGCGTGATCGCTTCGCGTACGAGCTGCGGATCCACGTTGAGCCGCCAGGGCACGAAGAACCCGCCGTGCTTCTTGCCTTCGTGGCGCTTGGCGATCTCGTCGGAGACTTCCGTCTCGAACGAGGTGTCGCGCCGGTTCTCTTCGATGTTGCGCACGTGCGTCATGATCCCGCGGCACATGTTGTATTGCCGCTGCTCGCGATCATTCAGCGTGAGAACGTTCGACTCCGCTGCCGGCGTACCGACCTTCGAGGCGTCGCGCTTGGAGACTTCCTCGAGGATCAAACGGGAAGCGGCATCGATGGTCATGCCTTCCTTCTCGATGATCTCCAGGGCGCGCTTGTGATCGATCTTGTGCGTATCGCACAGGCGCAGAATCTCCACGGAATCTTTGGGGCTCAGAACTACTGGCGTTGTTGACATGGAACGAACCTCGCTCGGCGTGATGGGCGCGGGCTTCGGCGCCGGAATTGCTGATCTGATTTGCAATGCGAACTCTTCGGCGCCTGCCGCGCGTCCGGTACCGACTGAAGTGTCGGCCGGCACGGCCACGGTGGAACCTTCCATCGGCGTCCAATTCGTGACGCGATAAGTGCGATGAACTCCGTCTGCGTTTTTCTGTTCCTTCTCGAGAACCATTTCGTTGACGCGGTAGCCGATACTGGTGAACGGCCGAATGCCGTCCTGGACGTCGCGCTTGATGTCCTGGGCGCGCTGCGAGCGGCTGAAGCGTACTGTGCCGCGCAGCTTGTTCTTTTCGACGCGCAGGCCTTCGATCAGGCCGACGTGATCGCCAGTGTCGTGATCGACGAGATAGGCCATGCCATTTCGAACGCGGCTCATGTCGATCGAGCCGGACGAGTGATCCAGAATTTCATCGCCGAACCAGCGTTCTACGGGAGCGTCAGAGCTGAAAGACATCTCGTAGCGCTCGGTGTCCGGCCCGTCGTTCTCGTTTGGTTCGTTGGGATCTGCAGGATCGCCGTCAGCAGCGTCGCGTTTAGGGGGCGCCGCAGCTTGGCGGAGAGGGGTGAGCTCCAGGGGAATTACCCGGCGAAGCTGCGGCAGTTTGTCTGGACCTATCTCAACAGCCATGCGATTAGACTGAGGGAAGGTCAAAAAGCCAACAACTGGAGATTAACTTCAATTTCTGTGGTGAACGATGCTGGCGACGCGACCTTTTTTCTTGGGATTTCCGGCGTCGTCTTTTTCCGGAGTTCCAGGACTGGTGTCGCCTTCGGCCAGGGCCGGATCGTTCTGCGTGGTGGGGCGAGCGGCGAGCTGCGTGGTGAGCTCGATGCCAAACTCTTCGGCAATTTTCTTTTCTTCGGCGAGCTGCTCGAAGACGTCCTCGAAATCGCCGCCGCGATCTGCGATGGTCTGCTCGCGCGTTTGCAGCGCCGCGCCAATGCCGAGCACGGCCGCCTGTGTTTCCTTGTAGGGATCGACCCACTGCCAGCCGCGCGGGATCCACTTGCCGTCGTGAAACTTTTCAGCAATGCGCGAATCGAGCTTCAGCTCGCCGGTGAGCAGCGACATCTTCAGCCAGTCCAGGAAGATTGGCGCCGCGAAATCCTCGGAGAAATGTTTCTGCAGGACCTTCCAGTGATCGCGCTCGATCAGCAGACCGGAGCGCAGCGAACTGTAGTTCACACCCACGAGATCATTGGCCAGGGCGTTGTAGCTCGCGCCCAGGCCGCTGGCGACCCAGCGCAGATTCGTCTTCACGAAATTTTCAAACGCGCTCGCAGGATGGTCCGGGATGAAGGCGTTCACTTTGTAGCCCGGAGGGAGCTGCTCGATCATTCCCGGATTGGCTTCCATGCGCAATGGCATGTCGGAGTTGGGCTGGTCATAAGCGGCCGGATCGGTGCACTCGAGGAACGCCATCTTGGCGGCGCCCGTGCGTGCCGCAACGATCTCGGCCTCCATGTACCCGTCCAGCATCTTCAGCGACATCATCACCGCGTGGAACCAGGTGAGACCGCGGGTTTGATTCGGGCGGTAAACGTCGAACAGGTGCACGATCTGATCCGCGGGGATGCGCTCGCGCAGGAGCGAGCCGCCAAAGTCGGAAGGATGCCCGGGATTGACCCAGTAGGCCACGGGCTTGCCCCACGTATCTACTTCCACGCCCAGGCGCACCTCGGTGTTTCCTTCGCCGGAACGGTTGCCCGGCGGCCGTGAGAACAAGTGATCGACCTGGTCGGCGTCGATCGGCTGCAGAGCGAAGCCCCATTTGTTATCGAAGCCGCGCACTTTGCGCACGAAGAATTCGCCGTCCATCGCTTCGGTGCGGATGGCCAGGTCCTGCAGCGCACGGAATGACAGCTTGCCGTCCACGGTGCAGTTGCCCTTCTCGCACCATTCGTTCCAGGCGGTCTCAATCTTTTTGTTTGTGGCGGAGTCGACGTCGCCCGATTTGTTGCGCACGAGCGACTGGTAGCGGATCCCGTTGGGCCCGATCACGTTCGAGGAGAGCATGTTTAGGAAAT